TCTGGTGCAGAGAAATCAATTGCTGCTATGGCTATTAGACTTTCTATGCTTCAAGTATCCAATCTTCCTAAATCCAATCTGTTTATTCTTGATGAACCTGGAACTGCTCTTGATAATGAAAATATGGAGGGATTTATTAGAATACTCGATATGATTAAGAATTATTATGATACTGTTCTTCTTATCTCACATATGGATGCTCTAAAAGATGTTGCAGATCAAATAATTACAATTGATAATGTTGATGGATTTGCCAAGATTAGTATTTAGAACTAATTACAGGTATGATAATAACAGAAAACAAATTAAGACAAATAGTAAGACAAGAAATTGAACTTGTACTTGAATCAAGACAACCAACCGAAGACTTAGCAGAACTTTATCTAAAACTAGATAAGCTGCTAAGTTTTCATTTTGGTGGAGAACAAGAAGAACAAACATTATCTTTTTTAAACAATGAAATGATTCCAACATTAAATGTTTTGATTTCAATTATTAATAATGTTGACCTCAATAGATTAAACGAAGTTTTTAAATTTTTAAATTATTTGAAAAGAGAACCAAAACGTAAAACTAATTTTTTTGATAAAACAAAACTACAATTAGCAGTTCAAAATGTTAACAATAAGTTAGAAGAACTTGAAAATACTATTTTTGATAAAAGAGTTAATAAAGATAAAGAATACGAAAAATTTCATAATAGTGTAATACTTCCTCAAATCAAAATGCTAAGTGATAAAATAAGCGAACTTATTTCAAGTAATACACGATTTCCACAACCAAACCCACAAAGAACTAAAAGAGATTTACTTAAAAGATTGAAACGGAGGTATTGATGATGGCAGTTTTTAAACACGGATTAGATAAAGCATTAGATAAATTTGTTTCAAGAAAATTACTTGTTTGGATTATTTCAACAATTTTTATGTATATGGCAAAGATTGAATCATCAGATTGGGTTATGATTAGTATGGTGTACTTAGGATCTCAAGGAGCTTTAGACGTTGCCGAAAGATTAACTAGAATAAGAAACACCACTACCACAATAACGGAAAACAAAAATGGTTAATTTTATTAAACAGTATTGGAAGTTTATTTTGGCTTTAGTTTATGCTATTGCCGTTCCTTTGTATTTTAACCAATCAACAAAAGAATTATCTGACGCATTGGATGTATCGAGAGAATCATCCAATAAACAAATAAAAGTTTTGCAGGATGCTTTAAAAGAACAACAAGTTTATTATGATAATCTTTTTGAAGAATACAGAATTCAATTAGAAGTAGAAGAAGCAAGACATAAAGAAGAAATAAAAAAAATACAGGAAACGCAAGCCTATCAGCAATCTTTGTTGACAGAAAAGTTTACTAAAGATCCAGCACAGATAACAATCGTATTGCAATCAAGGTATAAATTAAATGGTAATTAGTATTTTGTTATTATGTAATTTTGCTTATGCTCAAGATTTCAAAAACATAACTCAAGGTGATGTTGCGCCTTTTACTGGAACAATTCTCACACCACAATCAATAGCAAAAATAATAACAATTGAAGATGCTAAGTTAAAAACTTGTAATGAACAATGGCAGCATGAAGTCAATACTATAACAATAAATAAAGATACTGAGATAGACAAATTAAAACATGATCTTAAAATTATTGAAGAAACAAAAAATAAAATAATAGATGAAAAAGAAAAAGAGATTTCAAGAACTTATGATTTAGTTAAAAAACAAAACAGAAACTTAACTCCATTGTGGTTAGGGTTAGGATTTTCTGCTGGTGTTATTACTTCATTTGCAACTATTTATGGATACGAGACAATTATAAATGATTAAAATTAAAATTACAAATTCACAAGAAAAATGCCCAAGTGCTACTCAAGATGTAGAACTTAATCTAAAAAATAGACAAAAAGCAATTAAAGAGCAACATTATGGACCACCAGACCCAAATCAAGAAAATGAAAAGTTCTGGAAAGCAAAACAAGAGATGTGGGAAGTTGACGATGCAGATGAAGTAAAATCAATGCTTTGTGGTAATTGTGCCGCTTTTGATATGACCAAAAACATGTTAAATTGTATTTCTAAAGGATTAGATCAAAAAAGCGATCCTTGGTCAACAATACAGGCAGGTAAACTTGGTTACTGTAAAATGTTAAAATTTAAATGTGCATCAAAAAGAACTTGTGATGCTTGGGTAGAAGGTGGGCCAATAAAAGATTAAAGAGGAACTATGAAAGATCCAAATCAGATTGTAAAAATAGAAAAAGCCATAGCAGAAAAGTATGGCGAAGATACAATTGCAAATCCAAAACATTATTGGAATGAAGATAAAGAAAAAGAATACCTTCAACAAATTAAAGAATTATCAAAACAAGAAATAAAAGATAGAGAAAACAACCAAAAGATTGATGTTGGTGGTCTTTTTATTTCTAAAAAACTACTTAATAAAGACAGCAATAGAAGTTGCCCAGTTTGCCAAGTTTATTCTTTTGATCTCAATGATGATTTATACATGAATCGTTTTGAATGTTGTAAGAAATGTTACATCAAATGGGTTGAGGGAAGAGAAGAAAGATGGAAAACAGGATGGAGGCCAAATGAGAATAACAGTAAGTCGTGAAGAACTTAAACAAATAATCAAAGAAGAATGGGAACGCGAAATGCTTTTGGAAATGCATACAGAAGCAGAAGAAATGCTAGTACCACAAGGCTACGACGAAACTGTTGAAGGCCAAGATCAAGAATTGGATTATGAAGGATACATGACAAAATCACAACTTTATAAGATTGGTGAGTATTCTTTAAAATTGCACGATATGATACAAGATGGTGAAAATTTACCAGAATGGATGCAATCAAAAGTTGCACAAATAGAGAAAGATGTTGGTTCTGTATACCACGCACTTAAATACGACAAAGTAAGAGGGACTGTATAATGGCTACTACTCTTGAAATAATTCAAGGCATCGCACAAGCAGCAGCAAATGCTTATGATGGTTCACACATTGGTAAATACAATGTTGGTGGAGAAGAAAAGAAAATAGGACTCCGCAGAGAAGAGGGTGACCCAATCCTTGATTCAAGAGTTATTGATGGTTTTAAAGTCAAGTTTAAAGGAAATAAACTTTGTGTTAATTACCAAACTGAAATTTCTATGAAAGAAGTTCACAAAGGTGCAAAGTTTGAATCTGAAATGGAAGGCGTAATGGCTGACATTATCAAATTCTTAAAGAAAGAGTACAAAACAATAACAGGTAATTCTCTTTCGTTAAAACCAGTTGGAGAAGTAAACATTTTTGTTCAACCTATCTCAAGATCAAGAACAGACCTTTCTATGTATCAAGAGTTTGAAATCACATCTCTTGATAGCAAAATTGTTATTTCCGTAGGACTTCCAAGCGAAGATACAACAAGTGATGCTATAAAGAAGTTTCTTTCTATGGGAAGACAAAAAGCTAAGAAACCTTCTAACGTCACAAGAAAAGACGAAAAGAAAAAAGACTAAAATGAAATGGCAGTTTACCGACCAACAAAACAGGAAATACAATCTGAAATTTTAAAGTGTGGTAAAGATCCAGTTTATTTTTTAAATACTTACGCAAGAATCTCAGACACACAAAAAGGTCCAATACCTTTTAGAACTTATGATTTTCAAGATCAAGTTCTAAAAGATATGAAGGACTTTCGTTTTAATGTTGTACTTAAAGCCCGTCAGTTAGGCTTATCAACAATTGTAGCTGGTTACATTGCTTGGTTAATGTTGTTTCATAGAGATAAGAACGTACTTATCTTAGCAACCAAATTATTATCAGCATCAAACTTAGTAAAGAAAGTTAAATACATTATTAAGAGTTTACCAGAATGGTTAATGATTGCTGATGTAAAAATAGATAACAGAAACTCTTTTGAACTAACAAACGGTTCACAAATTAAAGCTTCAGCAACTTCTGGCGATGCTGGTCGTTCTGAGGCTCTTTCTTTGTTGGTACTGGACGAAGCTGCATTCATTGAAAACATGAACGATCTATGGACAGGTGTTTATCCTACTCTTGCTACTGGTGGTCGTTGTATTGCTATCTCAACTCCAAATGGTGTAGGTAACTGGTTTCATCAAACTTATGTAAATTCAGAATCTGGAGAGAATGAATTTCATCCAATTAAATTACATTGGTCAGTACATCCAAATAGAGATCAAAATTGGTTTGAGAAAGAAACCAAAAATATGTCCAGAAGAGAAATTGCACAAGAATACGAATGTTCTTTCAATGCATCTGGCGAAACTGTAATTGCCGCTGAAGACTTAGAATTTTTACGTAATAATACAAAAGAACCAAAACACAGAACTGGTATTGATAGAAATTATTGGATTTGGAAAGAATTTAATTCTGACCATAGTTATGTTTTGGTAGCAGACGTAGCAAGAGGTGAT